GGCGATCATTTACGAAATCTGGATCAAGAGCGAGAAGAGGGCGGTTTGGCTATCGAAATCGTTCAACGAATTGCTGGACGATCAGGATGATCCATTAAAGCTCGACCACTTCTTCCCATGCCCGCGTCCGGTCTATGCGACCCTGACCACCGATAGCCTCATCCCGGTTCCTGATTATGCGGAATATCAGGATCAGGCACGGGAACTTGACGAGCTTACGGGCCGCATCGCCATGCTCACCAAGGCGATCAAGGCCGTTGGGGTCTATGACGCTTCCGTGGACTCCTTGAAGCGCATTCTCGACGACGGCCACGACAATGTTCTGATCCCGGTCAATAATTGGGGCGCGCTCACCGAAAAAGGCGGATTGTCGGGCGCGATTGAGCTTCTTCCAATGAAGGAGATCGCCGAGACCCTGTTGTCGCTTTACGAGGCGCGCGAGAAGGTCAAGGCCGACCTCTACGAAGTCTCTGGGATGAGCGACATCATCCGAGGCAATACCGCTCCGGAAGAGACCGCCACCGCTCAGAAAATCAAGTCCAACTTCGCCACGAAGCGGTTGGAAGAGAGGCAGCGCGAGGTCGAGCGTTTCGCCCGCAACGCGGTGGATTTGATCGGGAACATCATCGCGGTTCATTTCGCGCCCGAGACGCTGATCCAGATGACGGGTGTCAAGCTCCTCCCTAACCCGCAGGCCAAGCAAATGGCTGCTGGAGCAATGAGCCAGGGACAAGTCCCGCCTGAGGCCCAATACCAGCTTCAGGAAGCGCTTCAAAAGCCCACATGGGACGAGGTGATGGCGCTCCTTCGTAATGAGCCGAGGCGGCGCTTTTCGATCGATATCGAGACGGACAGCACGGTTGCCGCAGACGATGCGGCGCAGCAGCAGCAGCGCACCGAGTTCATTCAAGGAATAACGCAATTTCTCGAAGCTGCCGGGCAGATCGCATCGGCAGATCCGTCAGCAACGCCGCTCATGGGTGAATTGCTCAAGTTCGGCGCGAGAGGCTTCCGGGTCGGACGCGATCTCATGGACTGCCTGGACGATTATATCGATCAGAAAACCAAGCAATCGCAGCAGCCGCAACCGCCTAAGCCTGATCCGGCGATGGCGAAGGTGCAGGCTGACGCCCAGGCCAAGCAGCAGCAGATGCAGCTCGACGCGCAGCAGGCGCAGGCAGAGCAACAGGCGGAAGCACAGCGCCACGCCGCTGAACTTCAGCAAGAGGCCCAGCTTGAGACGCTAAAGGCCCATCTCGCCCAACAAGCCCAGCAGCAGCAGGCGGCCCTGGAAGCTCACGCACAGGCCCAGCAAACCGCGATGGAAGCCATGCTGGAGAAGTGGAAGGCCGAACTTCAGGCGCGGACACAGATCGAAGTCGCCGAGATTTCAGCCGGAGCGACTTTGGATGCGGCTGAGATCAGCGCCGCCAATCAAGCAACGGGAGAACAGTCATGACCCTCGGAAATTTCGTGGCGATCCTGATTTCAGCAGCCGCGCTTTATCTCGCCTTCGCGTTCGTCAAGACGCGGCTGTTTCATCGCCCTCAGTTCCCGTTCAAGCACTGATGCCGCTCGTCGCCTTCACCTGTAGCTGCAAGACGCTGTTCGGCTACTACAAGAGCGATGGGGAAGCGTGGGTTCACCCATGCCCAAAGTGCGGGGTGATGGTGAGTGACGCTATCGGCCCGCATGGCGGTCTAAAACAAACGCATCTCAGGCTTCCGGGCGATCAGTACGATTACGTCAGCCCGATTGACGGGGCGCATATCGCATCGAAGCGCGCGCACCGCGACCATCTCAAACGACATGGCGTGATCGAACTCGGCAACGAGAAGCCGAAGCTCGGCGCATTCAAACCGACGATCCCGCGCGAAAGTCTCAAACGGGAAATGCAGCAAACCCTTGAAAGGATGAAGTCCGATGGCACTTGGCGCGAACGGTGAGGAAGAGCGCTCGCTGCGAGACGACCTCGCGGCCGAGCTGAAGGCTATCGAGGAGCGCGAGGCGTCACAGGCTACGGCTGCGCCAAAAGATGAGGAAGCGGCGGCTTCGGAGGCTGAAGCCAAGGTAGAGCCGACCGAGACGAAGGCCGATCGAGGCGACGGGCGCGATGCGCATGGGCGGTTTGCTAAAAAAGACGGAGTGGAGGATCAAAACCGCACGGCCCCCACCGATGAATTGAGACCGGAGGCGCCTGCCCTGGCGCAAGGAGAGCCAACACCTGCCGCCGCATCTCCTCAACAGACGGAGGACGCTCCTCCGAAGTCTTGGCGTTCCGACGAAGCTCAGGCATGGAAAGACCTTCCCGCTACTGCAAAGAGCGCCATTCTACGCCGCGAGGCGGAAGCTGCAAGGCTTGCCGGTGCCAATGACGGCGAACGGATGTTCGGGCGCGAGATGGCCGAGATTTTCCGCCCGCATGTGCAGGAAATCCAGGCGGCGGGAGCCAGTCCGCAACAGGCGCTCAAGATTCTGCTCGACAACCACAACGCGCTTCGCAGCAACGACATGAACGTCAAGGTCGCCAAGGCGCGCGAGCTGATGGCGTCATACGGGATCGATCCAAGCCTTGTTGCCCAGCCCGATCCCAACGCGCCGAGCGACCCGTTCGTTTACCGACTTCAGCAGGAAATCGCGCAACTCAAATCGCGGCTCGGGCCGCAAGGACAACCAGCGCAATTCGCCCCCTTGCCACCCAGCCCAGAAGAATATAATGTACAATCTGAAATCGAGGCGTTCAGGTCCGATCCGGCCCACCCTCACTTCGATGCGGTCCACCAAAGAATGGGCCAATTACTCGAAGCGGGAGCGGCCCCTGATCTGGAGAGCGCCTATCACGCGGCGGTGGCGATGGACCCCGCCCTACGCTCCACGGTAGCCGTTCAGGCGCCGCAGCGAACCCAGGAAGAAAAGACCGCCGCCGCTCGTCGAGCCTCGGCATCGGTCACAGGTTCGCCCGGCATCCCCGGAAACCCCAAGCCGATGTCCCTACGAGACGAGCTTCGTGAACAGATGCGAAGCGCCGGATTTCCGGTGTGACGCGCCGCTCTAGGGACTAGGTACAATGGCACTGCTCAACCCCAGCGCGACGATGACCGAGTTGGTCACGACGACGCTTCGCAACCGTTCCGGCGAACTCGCCGACAACGTGACCAAGAACAACGCGCTTCTGAAGAAGCTGCGCGGCAAGGGCCGGGTCAAGCCCGTCTCAGGCGGTCGCACCATCGTTCAGGAAATCGCGTTCGCCGAAAACGGCACCTTCAAGCGATATTCCGGTTACGAGACCGTCAACATCGCGCCGTCCGAGACCTTCACCGCCGCCGAGTACAATTATGCTCAGGCTGCGGTCGCGGTTTCGATCAGCGGCCTTGAGATGCTGATGAACTCTGGCGGCGAGGCCATCCTCGATCTGCTTGAGGAGCGCATCAACAACGCCGCGATCACGCTCACCAACAACATCGCGCTCGACTGCTATTCAGACGGCACGGCGGACGGTGGACGGCAGATCGGCGGCCTTCAGCTGCTGATTGCCTCCAACCCGACGACCGGCACCGTTGGCGGTATCGACCGCTCGACCACGATTGGAAGCTTCTTCCGCAACAAGAAGTTCTCCGGCGTGACCGATGGCGGCGCGGCTGTATCGGCGACCAACATTCAGGGCTACATGAACAAGCTGTTCCTGAGCCAGGTGCGCGGCGCGGATCAGCCTGACCTCATCGTCGCCGACAACAACTATTACAACTTCTACTGGCAGTCGCTTCAGGCGATCCAGCGGTTCGGTTCGGACAATGATTCCGCGTCGATCGGCTTCAATAGCCTGAAGTACAAGGGTGCTGACGTTGTTTACGACGGCGGCATCGGCGGCGGCGCGCCAAGCAACATCATGTACTTCCTCAACACCAACTACCTGTTCTTCCGTCCGCATCGGGATCGCAACTTCGTTCCCATCGGCGATGACCGGCAGTCGGTCAATCAGGATGCAATGGTGAAGCTCATCGGCTTCGCCGGCAACATGACCATGAACAATGCGTCCCTCCAGGGCGTGCTGATCGCATAAGGAAAGGTCGAACCGATGGCTTACATCTCCAATTCTTCCAACCTCGGTTTCGTTGACCTGTACCTCAACGACACCGCTGGTCCTGGTGCCCTTCTGCTGACCGGTTCCACCAAGGGCCGGTTCGAATATCCCGGTGTCGTCGTTACCGGCGTCGATCCGGTCCTTGGCGCGGGCGAGTTCATGTTCGTGCAGTTCGGCGCGACCGTAACGGCAGGCGGTGTGGTCGAGCTTGGCGTTACCAACGTCAACTCTAACGCTCGTTACGACGTGACCGCTATTCCGTGGGCCGGAACAGCCTTGAAGGGCAAGTCTCTTGGCGTTGCTCTGACGGGTGGCGCTTCCGGATCGTGGGGCTGGGTACAGGTGGAGGGCATTGCCGTCACCAATACCAGCGGCACGGTCGCGGTCGGCGATGCTCAGTACTGGCAGGCGTCGGGCGTCATCTCTTCGACCGTCGTTGCGTCGAAGCAGATGCTGAATGCAGTCGCGGTGTCCGCCAACAATGCCACCTACGGCACGGGATCTGGAGCTGTCACGCTCTCGGGCCAGTCGCTGATCCTTATCAACCGTCCGTGCGGTCAGGGCGCGATCACGTAAGAGATCGCTTTCGGGTCGGGACCGCTGCTTCCCCCCTTGGCGGCGGTCCCGGTTTCAAGGGGAAGAAAAGGACAGATTTATGGCGGACTTCAACGTCGATTGGGACAAGGTTTCAAAGGCCAAGCTGGACAACGGCGACATGATACCGATGGGGTCCGATTCCGAGTTTCACGCCGAGTTTACGATGGAGAAGGTGCCGAATTTCGAGGGAACCGATTTCGCCGAAGTTCCGCATCTAAAGCTTCAGGCTCCCGGCGACACGAAGGCAATTTATCATCAACCGGTGAGGCTTGAGAGCTATCCCGGCAGGCCTTCAGACCCAGAACGCTTTCCCCAGCAATGGGCGGCGTTCCAGGCTGGTCAGAACCACGAAAGCGGGACTTCGATCTATACGTGGGAAGGCGTAACTCCAGCTGATGCGCGCCGGTTCGATCTCAACGGCATCAAGACCGTCGAGCAGCTGGCGCATGTCTCCGACACCAACCTTGCCGGATTGGGCATGGGAGCCTTGGCTCTGAGGGAAAAGGCGCGGCAGTTCATTTCGGGCAATTCGGTCGAGACGCAGCTTCGCCAGCAATTGGGCGAGCAGGAAGGCCAGATCGCCAAGCTCACCGATATCGTCAATCAGCTTTTGGAAGAGCGCACACAGCCCGCGAGGGGCCGCAGCAAAAAGGAAACGGTAGATGGGTAAGAACACCGCCGACATGCTCGGTTGCGGAATGCCGGGACTGTTCGTTTCGACGCTCAGCGGCAATTCGCAGGACAGCTTGACCGCTACGGGTTCGACGCAGGCGACCGCGCTTGCCCTTCCCGGCGACAACAACACCGTGACGACCACGGCTGCGAGCACGGGTGTCAGACTCAAGGCCAACCCCGCGCCGGGTGATGAAGTGATCGTCGCCAATTTGGGAGCCAATGCGCTTTTGGTTTATCCCGCTACGGGCGGCGCAATCCAGACCGGCGCGGCCAATGCCGGCTTCAGTGTGGCTGCGGGCAAAACGGCCAAGTTCGTTGCGCGCCCCGGTTCGCTGAACTGGATTGCCATGTTGAGCGCATGACGTGCTCAATGCTCTTGCAATCGCATCGCAGGCATATGGAGAGATTGGCCTAACCGCCCCGTCGCAATTGGCGGGCGGAAACTCGGCTGACGGAACGCAGACGCTTGCCCTCCTTAATCGGGCGGGAACAGAGATTGCGAATTTCGAGGGCGGCTGGCCTGAATTGAGGGGTGAACAGCTCATCACCCTCGTCCCCAATCAGCAGGCTTACGCATTCCCGACCGACATTGCTTATTACCGTCCCGCGACGAGTTGGGACAGATCAACGCATTGGAGGCCATTGGGTCCGTTATCGGACAGGGAATGGCAGGCAATCCGCTCGGCGATCGGAGTTGTCGGACCGCAGATCAGGTTCCGCTTTTATGGCGGACAGCTTCAGTTCGATCCGGTGCCGACCACCTCGGACATCATCGTGTTCGAATATGTTAGCAAGAACTGGTGTCAGTCGGCTTCTGGCACTGGTCAGTCATCGTTCCTTGCCGATACCGATCTTCCGATCATCACCGATGACCTTCTCGTGCTGAGCCTCAAGTGGCGGCTTCTGGCGGCCAGGGGCTTCAACTATTCCGAGGAAAAAGCGGCTTACGAGGAATCGTTAGGCCGAAGGTTCGCGCAGCTCCAGGGGGCGGACGTTCTGGCTCTCAACCGGAGAGAACCGAGAATTGGCCCATCGCCACTCAGCGGGCCGATGATCGGCGGCGTTCTGGATGATCCGGGTGACTTGGCGGGGATGCTTGGTTCATGAGCACGCTTGACGACAGGCTGGTAGCATTTGCCCAGGCGTGCAAGACCAAGTTCGACGCACTCAACCTTCTGATTGCCGGGTTTACCGGTGCGACGGTCATCACTCCGCAGCAGGAGGGGGCAAAGGCCGACGGAACGACCGACGACAGCGCCGCTTTCAGTACGTTCCAGAACGACAGGTTGGCGTCTAAGGTCGCGGGCTTTGGCTATTCAACTGGCGGTATTCCAAGGGGTTTTGTCCCCAATGCGATCTATTATCAGGGATCTACCCTTGACCTCTACGGAGCCGGCATTCTCGAAGGAGAATCTGGCTGGCTAGGCAGTGGATCAGAACTCAAGTTCGCGCCAGACATCACCGGCCTTCGGCTGCAATTTGCTCATACGAGTGGAGAGAGTACCTACAGCACTGCCGTAACGTCACCATCGACCGAGGGCGCGTTCGTCCGCAACCTTACGCTCAAGGGGCAGAAAACCGGTGCGTCGGACCATCCCGGCATCAGGATCAAGTCTCCGGTTGCGATTGACGGGGTGTTCATTGACGGTTTCGCTGGCGATGGCATCAGGGCCAATGCTCAGCTCTCCAGTCCCGGCGCGGACCCGAATACAAGCTCCATCTACGGCAATGCTAGCTCGACGCAGATTTACCGGACATGGGTTCAGAATAACGGCGGCGACGGCTTCCATATTCAGGGCGCGGATGCGAGCATCTGTACGGTGCTCGGGTGCAGCGCTGTGTCAAACGGTGGGTATGGCTTCAACGACAACAGCTTCTTCGGGAATTTGTGGATCGGTTGTCATGCGGCTGGGAACAGCCTCGGTGCCTACCATAGTGACCCGAGCGAGGCGTCTGCCCATCCGACCTTTTTGCATTGCTACGAAGAAGGCAGTCAGCCGCAGTCCACGTTCAGCTCAAACACGTTAATCATAGGTGGGTCATGGGCGCTCCCGCCCAACGGCGGCGGATATATCTATGCGTCCGGCAACGCCATCAACGTCAACGCTTTGGTTGTTCAGGGCAACACGATCGGTTTTGGTACTCAAACGTCGTTCGGGCCGCAAAGCGGCAGCGCGGCGGATAACTCCTTCTATCTCGACAACACGAACAATTCGAGCAGCCTGTTCTTCCGCCGTTGGGCCTCGGGCAGTCCGACCACGGACGGCACAGTCAAGAGCGTCTCGTCGGGGAGCCTCCAGATTATCGGAAGGGTGTTCTTCGAACTCACCGCCAATGGTACTCGGGTTTGCTACTCCGACGGCACTGGCCTGATTTTCGACGCCACCAAGTTCGTTGATGCCGCTTCGCTCAAGATCGGCGGAACAACCGTCATCGATTCAAGCCGCAACAGCACGCCTGCAAGCGTGGCGATCGGTGGGGGTACAGCTCTCACCAAAGCGGTTGTTTACGCGCCTTCGATCACTCCGGCATCAGTCGCTGCGGCTACGGTTGCAGAGCAGACGTTCACCGTCACGGGCCTGACCACTGCGGACAAGGTAATCGTGAACCCTCCGGCGATCGGCAATGCCACCGGAATAGCGGGAGCAAGGGTGTCGGCTGCGGACACATTAGCAATCCGGTTCGTCAATCCGACTGCTGGCGCTCTAACGCCGACTAGCGGCGTCTACACCGTTCTCGCGTTCAGGAGCTGATCCAATGGGGATGCGAGCGTTGCGCCAGGCGGTGGTCAGGACCGCTTCGGTTCCGGCTCCCATTGGTGGGCTGAATGCGCGCGATTCCATCGCTCAGATGCCACCCACCGACGCGGTTGTGCTCGATAATTTCGTTCCTGGTACCACGGACTGCACGCTGAGATTGGGAATGCGCTCCTGGGCAACCGGAATGACAAGCCCCGTCGAGACCCTGCTGCCCTATCGTTCAGGCTCCTCGAACAAGCTATTCGGGGTCGCAGGCGGGAAAATCTTCGATGCCACCAATCAGGGGGCGGTAGGCGCCGCAGCGGTAACGGGTCTGACCAACAGCCGCTTTCAATATGTGAACTTCGGAACGCCGGGAGGGCAATTTCTCCTCGCCGTAAACGGTGCTGACGCAATGCGCCGCTACGATGGCTCGGCATGGTCGGATGCTACGGCGGCTCCCGCTGTAACGGGGTTTAATACGGCCCTTGCAATCTCCATCAACGCTTTCGGACAGCGCATCTGGTTCGTCGAGAAAAACAGCTTCCGCGTCTGGTATCTGCCGCTCCAATCGATCGGGGGCGCCGCAACATCTTTGGATCTGTCGTCGCTGTTTCGCCTTGGCGGGTCTTTGGCGGGAATGATTACGTGGACGGTGCCTTCGACCCAGCAGACGCAGCAGTTTGCGGTTTTCGTTTCGACCGAGGGCGAAGTCATCATTTATGAGGGATACGACCCTGCCAACGCCTCGACTTGGGCTCTTGCGGGACAGGCGAGGATCGGCCGGCCAATCGGGGGGCGGTTCTGGACACGGTTCGGCTCCGATGTGGTTCTCATCTCGGTTGACGGTTTCGTGCCTCTGTCCAAGGTGCTCATGCTCGACCGCTCCGACAACAAGGATGCGGTTTCCAACAAGATCGATTCCGCCGCGAGGCTGGCGATTGCCGCAAATCCCTCTACCTTCGGTTGGCAGGGGATGCTCTATCCGACCGGAAACAAGCTGTTCATCAATGTGCCGACGGCTGAGAATACGACATCTTACCAGTTCGTCATGAACACGATCACTGGGGCATGGTGCCGATATTTGGGCTGGAATGCCAACGTCTTTGAGACCGTGCAGGACAGCCTCTATTTCGGCGGCAATGACGGAACCATTTACCAGGCCGAATATGGCACGGACGACAATGGAGCGGCGATCAACGGGACGATGATCCCTGCATTCAATTATTTCAGGGAGCCGGTGAGGCGAAAGAGGTTCACACAGGTTCGACCGACCATCCTGGGATTGAAAGACGCGGATGTCCTTCTTGACCTCGTGACCGATCTCAACATCATGGATGCGCTTAGGGCTCCGTCATTGTCGGCTGCATCCGGTCTTCCCGTGTGGGACGTTTCGGCATGGGATACAAGCCGGTGGTCTCCGTCTCGGTATGCCATTTCAAACTGGCAAATGGTGAGCGGCATGGCCTTTGCTGCAACGGTTCGCATTCAGGTGAGCTGCAAGGGCTTTTCCCCAAGCCTTGAGAACGTGGCCTATGTCTACGAGCCGGGTGGGATTTTGTGATACTCGACCGCATCGGCCCCCGCCGTTTTCTCGTTGGCGACGATCGATTGCTGGACTGGATCGCAGACAGAATCCCCGGAACCGACGCATCCCATTGGAAAGGCTTGGCCCGCGCCGTTGGGGTAGTCATCGATGGAGAAATCGTTGCGGCAATGGCCGTGGGCGGTTGGGAGCGGGGGAATGTAGAAATCTCCTTCGCCGCCGACAGTCCCAAATGGGCGACACGCGACACGATCCGGCGCATGATGGCATGGCCGTTCGTTCAATTGGATTGCCATCGGGTGACGACCCGGATTTCGGAAAACAACCATCGTGCGATCAGATTCAACGAAGGGATCGGGTTCAAACGCGAGGGAATTATCCGAGAGGGATGGGGACAGGGAGAGGACGCAATTCTGTTCGGGTTGCTGAGAAGCGAAGCTCCCGAATGGATGCTTGCGAAGGCTGAAGAAATCGCATAGTGTCCTAGCCACATAAGCGGCGGCTTCGGCCTCACCGTTCCAACTCGAAGGAACGGTGAATTGAGTAAAGCGCCGAAGACCCCTGATCCCTACGCAGTCTCGAACGCTCAAACGCAGTCGAACCAGCAGACTGCGGCCTACGAGGCATCGCTAAACCGGGTCAATCAGGTCACTCCGTTCGGGTCGAGCACATGGAACGGAACCGGACCGGGCGCGACCCAGACGGTCACTCTCGATCCTCTCGCCCAGCAGGATCTGACCAATCAATTAAAGCAGGACGTAAACCTGTCCAATCTTGGCTTTGGTCTCACGGACCAGGCCGGACAAGCGCTTGCCCAACCGCTCAGCACTAACGGACTTCCGACGCTTTCCGGTGGACCGGGGCAGACCGGAGAGGTTCAATCGCAGCTCGACTTCTCCGGCGCTCCCGCAATCCCTACGGATTTCAATGCGGCGACGAAACAGGCGCAGGACGCGGTTTATAATCAGGCCGCCTCTCGTCTCGATCCTCAGTGGCGCAATGCCCAAGCGGACCTCGATTCCAAGCTCGCCAACCAGGGGGTGGTACAGGGATCGGAAGCTTATCAGCGGGCGCAGGACGAATTGGCTCGGCAGAAAACCGACGCCTACAACCAAGCAAACTACAGCGCTATCGGGGCTGGCAATTCCCTTGAAAATCAGTTGTTCGGGCAGGCTCTCGCGGGTCGAGGGCAGGCCGTAGGAGAAGCCGCGACACAGGGGCAGTTCGCCAATCAGTCGCAGGCCCAGCAATATGCCCAGGCGCTTCAAAATGCGGCCTTCGGGAATCAGGCTCGGGCTCAAGGTCTTACCGAGGACACGACGCTTCGGGCGCTGCCGCTCAATGAATTGAATGCCCTCCGGTCGCAGTCTCAGGTCCAGACGCCGACCTTCTCACAAGTTCCGCAGTCGCAAGTCCAGCCCACGAACGTGAGCGGGAATATCTGGAACGCCTATAATGCTAACGCGGCCAATTCGAACAATTTCATGAACGGACTGTTCGGGCTTGGCGCGAGCGCGATCACCGCATTTTCCGACCGCCGACTGAAGCGCAATCTCAAGCGCATCGGGATCACGCCTCGAGATCGTCTGCCGGTTTACGAGTTCAGCTACAAGGGGTCGCGCAAGCGGTTTGTGGGCGTCCTCGCCCAGCATGTCGCCAAAGTGAGGCCTGAGGCCGTCGTGGTCAATCCATCGGGCTATCTGATGGTCGATTACGGGCTGATCGGCTGATGGCTGCGGTCTCCGGCCTCGATCCTTCGGTTCTGGTAGCGCCCGACTATCAGACGCAGATGCTTCAGGCGCAACGCCGTTTGGCGCTCGCCGATGCACTTCGCCAACAGGCGCTTCAGGACACGCCGGGGAACGGCGGCACGGTCTCGTGGACGCAAGGTCTGGCCCGCATTCTGGACGCAGTTGCCGCCAAACGCTCTGCGGACAAAGGCTATCAGCAGCTCCAAGGCGCTAATCAGGCCTACGCGGCGGGGCTGCGAAGCATGTTCGGCGGAGCCCCGCAAACGGCCCAAGGAGCAGCACCGTCCGGTGCCACGCCGCCCCAAATGGCTCCGCAAGCGCCACAACCCACGGACCCGCTTGCTCCATTGCCGAGCCAACCTGTTGCGCCCCCGCAAGCCGCCTCGCCGCCGCCGTCTGCGCCACCGAGCAACAATGCGCAGCCGGGGGGCGCACCCGGACCCATGAACCTCACCGGCAACCCGAACCGGGACATGGCGATGTACGTCATGAACCCCGACGAATACGGAAAAGCGATCATCGACAATGCCGCGAAGGGTGGGACTCCGACCGACACCGAAGTTCTGGTGGCCCATGCTAGGGACGCTCTGGCGAAGGGCGATGTAGCAACCGCAACCGCTCTGCTCGGCAATCTTGAGAAGCAGAACTACATCGCTCCCGCCGCTGCGCGGCCTGGAGGATGGACGCAGGACCCGCACACTGGACAGTGGATGTTCCACCCGCAAGCGCCGATCCCCGGAGCTGTTCCGGGTCCTACCGACGCCAACGGAAACATGACGTGGCAAGTCCCTGAAGGGACGGAAGCCGCGATTGCCGAACGGGCCAAGTCTCAGTCGTCAGGAGAGGCCGCAGGAAAGGCTCCATACCAGTTCCAGCAGGTGTTCAATCCGCAGACCGGGCAGATGGAATACAAGCCCGTGTCCGAAATGGCGGGACAAGGCGGTGGTTCGCTCAACGCTCATTATGGACGCGGCCAAGCATCTGGCGGGAGTTTCGCTGCCGGTCCCGCACTCGGCCAGCAGGAAGCATTCAGCCAATACGGCAAGGGCTCTGCCAATGCCTTCCTCGAAACGCAGGGCATCGCCAACAGCTCGCCGCAGCGCGTCCAGTCGCTTCGTGAAATGCAGGACCTCATCAGCGGTCCCAATGCGCTAGCGACCGGACCAACCGCGCAGAAGGTTCAGGAAGCGGCCGAGCATTTCGGCCTGTCGTTCCTCGCCAAAGACAATGCGTTCGTGTTCAACAAGGACGCGGCGCGGTTCGTTGCTCAGTCCGCCGCCGATCTCGGTTTGAACGGTTCCGACGCTCGGCTCGGAATGATGGCGAATGCCTCGCCCAACATGAAAATGACGCCCCAAGCCCTGAAAACGGTCATCCCGACGATGATCGGGCTCGAATATGCGAAGATGGCGAAAGCCACTGCGGCTTCGACATGGGCGCAGCGAGATCCCGCCGGGAATGCCCGGTTCGAGAGCACTTGGCGGCAGAATTACGACCCGCGCATGTTCACCGCTTACGCTCAGGGAGGTCCGCAGGCGCTGGCTAAGGCTCCCGCCGCTGATCGCCAGCGCTGGCTCCGTGAATATCGCAATCTCAAAGGAATGGGTGTCGATTTCACCCAGTTCGCGCAATGAGCGAGTTTGATCCTATCATCGCGGCCACCGAGCAGAAATACGGACTTCCTCCCGGCATTCTCGCGGCCACGGCTCAGGTCGAGAGTTCGGGAAACCCTCGCGCAGTATCTCCGCAAGGCGCGCTCGGGCTGATGCAGATGCTTCCCGCGACGGCTAAAGGATTGGGGGTCAACCCGCTCGATCCGGCTCAGGCGATCGACGGCGCCGGAAAGCTATGGGCGCAGAACCTTCAGGCCGCAGGCGGCGACATCGACCGCGCGGCGATGATGTACCACGGCGGACCAGATACTCGCCAGTGGGGACCGAAAACCCAAGCGTATCCGGGGAAACTCGCTGCGGCATTGGGGCCAACTCAACCGAGAGGAGGTGATCCAATCGAGGCGGCGTTGAGCGGTGAGGCCCCTGTCGCGCAGACACCTCCCGCTCAAGCCGACCCAAACGACCCTATCGAAAGTGCGCTCGCTGGATCGGCTCCAGATCGAAAGGCTGAAATTGCCAGCGCTCAGGGACAGGCGGCGCAACTTCTCCGCGCTGGCAAGGAAAAGGAGGCAATCGACCTTCTTGCCCAGCATGGCATTCAATTGGCACCGGGAGAGCTTGACGCTTTCCACGCGGGCAAGCGCAGTCCCGGTTTTAATTTTGCTGATGCGGGATCAAATCCACAACCGCAGCAGCCCCAGACCAACCAGGCGCTCGGATTTCTGGAAGGCGTTGCCAAGCCATTCGATAACGCAGCGACATGGTTGGAGCATGGAGCCGATGCGATCGGGCTTGCCAAGCCGTTAAACAGGCTCAGCTCAGCCCTCGGCCTGGCTCCCAATCAGGAAGCCGCCACCGCTGCTCACCAAGCTTATTTCAATGCACAAGAGGCGCAAGGACAAACGCCCGGAGCGCTCGGGAAATTCGCTGGGGAAATCGCCGGGACCATTCCTGTGGCCTTGGCGACGAAAAACCCGTGGATCGCGGGCGCAGGATCGGGCGCGCTCACCTCGGACGATCCCAACGACCTCAAGCAAGTCGCCATTAATGCCGGACTTGGGGCTCTAGGCGGAAAAGTGGCCCATGCGGTCACTGGAGCTGCATCTGCCGTCATCGCGCCCCAAGTCAGCAAAGGGGTTCAGGCTCTGAGCGACATGGGCGTTCAATTGACGCCTGGTCAGATTATGGGCGGCGCTTTGAGACGCATAGAGGACGCTACTACCAGCATTCCATTTGTCGGCGACATGGTGAAGAACGCCCAGCGCCGCAGCGTTCTCAGCCTTAATTCGTCGGTTATCAACGACCGTGTTTTGGGGCGGATCGGAAAATCGCTTCCCGATGGGATGACTGGCCGTGAGGCGGTCGATTACGCCGACAATGCGGTAAGCGATGCCTATAATAAGATCCTGCCTCAACTGAGCGTTAAGGCCGATAAGCCCTTCGTCGATAATGTCGGGCAAATCCTGAGCCGTGCCGATGAGCTTCCGCCTGATCGAGCAGCCCAGGTGCAGAAGGTCATCAACGGCAGCTTTCTTGACCGGTTCAATCAACCCGGCCTCGACATGTCGGGGCAGACGTTCAAGGAAACCGACGCCAAGCTTGGGCAATTGGGCCGCGAATACAGCTCAAGCCCCGACCCTGAGCAGCGCAAAATGGGCGGTATTTTCCGCGACGTTCAATCCGAGCTGCGCG